AAATCAAAGCAAACATCAAGTCGGCGGTTGCAGGCAACCCGAATGACTCACTCGTATCTTCCAAGCCAGGATCACTCGATGTAAATCCGCTTCTGGTAGTTTGAGTCGCAGATACAATAGGAACATTACATTCAACCGCAAGACCTCTAAGTTCTTCTGCGATTGACTTAACGTAAGTGTAAGAGTTAATATTCGCACCAGCCTTGATACGAGAAGAACAACAGATATTAAGATAATCAATAAAAATAATGTCAGGTACGAAAGACCTTTTGAGATTAAGTTCATTCAATAAAGTCCTAAAATGAGTAGCAGACGCTGAAGCGGTAGGATATTCCTTAATGATAAGTTTACCTGTACATTTTTCACGAACTCTTGCAACCTTTTTATCATACATATCCTTTGGTAAATCAATCAAATCATCAAGTGTAACATTTAAAAGATTCGCATCAATACGTTCAGCAATCTTTTCTTCAGCCATTTCGAGTGTAATATACAATACATTTTTGCCTTGAACCATTGCTCCTGCCGCCACATGGCACATAAACAAAGACTTACCAACACCAGTCCCAGCAAGTGCAATATTGAGAGTTTTAGCGGGTAGACCACCTTTTGTAATCTTGTTGAAGCAGTCCAAGTCGAAAGGAATTCGTTCCTCTTTTCTATGATAGAATTCAAATCGAGCATCAGAGTTCTCCAGATAATCGTGACCTACGGTTGTATCGAATGAAACCGCCAAGGCGTCCGATAATATAGCGGGAATCGCACCCTTGTCGTGAGTTTTGTCCTTACCATCGAGAATTGAAATAGCCCGTAATACACCATTGTAGATCGCCTTCTCTTGGCAAAATCCTTCCGTCTTATCAACAAGCCATTGAATCTCGGTTTCTGATGTACGATTAGCTTCAATTTCTTGGAGATAAGTTTCGCAGTTCTTAACTTCATCATCCGAAAAATTACTCTTTTCTTTGATGGCAATGCTAAGTGCTTCAATCGTTGGCGGATTATTGTAAGTTTCCGTGAATGATGTAATCTCATCAAATAGTGTCCTCTCGGTTCTGTCCGAGAAATAATCAGATTTTATAAATGGTAATACTTTTCGTAAAAAATCCTCGTTATAAACGAGGTTCTTCAATATCACTTGTTCCAGTTTCATCAACTATTTCCTGCTCAATGTTATTTGACATAAGTTCGACTAGTAAATCGCCGATATAATTTTTAAATGTACTATCTTTTTCGAGCTTCTTAGGCTTATCAACGGTGGATTCTATCACATCATAACCAAAAAGTAAATACATTTGCTCATCTTTTTCTTCAAACTTTACCTTACCATATTTAAATGTGGTATCTTTGTAAGGTCCTACTAAGAATTTAATATGTACACCCTCAGAATCATTCTTTGGATAAATGAAACAATAATCAACACCTTCAATCATCTTCAACTCCATTCATAGTTTCCACACCATCAAATAAATCTTCTTCACCACCTTGCATGATAGCACCAGAAGCAATTTGGTATTGGTCTTTTACATACTGTTGAAATTTGGCACTAGTGATAAGTGGCATCCAAAAGTCTTTACTATCAGTATCTTTTTCACGGACTTTCTTTTCTTCTATCTCACCGGTATTTTGGTCAACCCGTGAATACCACCCATTAGTGGGTTTAACAACAAATCCACCATCAAGTGCGATATCAAGTAAACCTGACCAACGAGAAATGCCGCCATCAAAAGATACAGAAACAGGAATTTTAGATTTTTCTTTAACATAACGGGACTTCTCCACATTGATAATAAAATTGTAACCAGTAACTTCTGTACCGGTCTTTTCTTGTTGGCGACCTAGAACAAAAATATTATCGGCAGAGTAATAAGAACCTGTTCCACCACCAACGATTGCTTTAGGGAACATTCCAATTTCCATGTAAGTATGATTAACTACAACCATTGGAATATCTTTGAGTGACAAATGTGGTGTTACCATTCTGAATAGAGATTTAACTGCCTTAGCTCTTGACATATCACCAACAGTTTTACCATCGAGTGCATCATTAACTTCTTTGATTGATGCTAAGTTACCAATAGAATCAACTACGACAATCAAATGGTCACCACGTTCAACCTGATTTAATTGTTGCATCAAGTCAATCTTTAATTGTTCGATATCAGTAAGTGGTGTATGTAAAACTCTGGCGGTATCAATACCAAAAGAATCGAAATAAGACTGGGGAGTACCAAACTCAGAATCGTAGAATAATAATGCTGCATCAGGATATTTGTCCAAATAAGATTTGGCCATTAATAGTGAAAATGCTGTCTTGAAGTGTTTAGATGGACCTGCCCACATTGTAAGACCTGGTGTTAAACCACCATCTAATTTACCAGACAAAGCCACATTAATAATTGGTACTGAAGTTGGAATCATATCCTTCTGTGTGAAGAACTTCGATTTCGAAAGAATAGCGGACTCTTTAATAGTCGTATTCTTTTTGATTTTATCTAATATACTCATTTACTTTCCTTTTCACGAAATGCCAATTCAGCATTGTAATCATACTTAGTTTCTATTTTGGACCTTCTATTCGGAAATCCACGTTTCTTAGGTGGGTTTGATACCATGTTCTCCTCGACTGTAGCAATGTTTTCTTTTTCGATTTCAACCATATCATCAGGCACAGGTTCTTTTTTAAAGAATTTATTCCATGTTTTTTTAACCGGTTGAGTTTCTTCCAATTTCTTCATAGATATATTTCCTGCTATCAATAATAACACAGCTAGAGGGTCAAATACAAGCATAATTAGCATGATTACCAGTCTAACTGCTTTATCTAAAGCACCCTCACCATCACCAAAGAATATGTCTGCCACATATTTAATAGGACCAACATCTGCAACAAGTTTATTGGATTCTTTCAATAATGGTAATCTTTGTTTATTGATTGCAGTAAGTTCTTTTTGTGTATCTTGAATCTGTTTATCTAAACGATTGCTTGCCGTTGATGGATCCTTGGCACGAGCAAGAAGATAATTCAATCTTTCTTCAGCAATCTTTTGTTGTTGATTTAATGTTTTAAGTTCTACTGTATTTGCACCAGCATCCAATGTTGAATCAATATGAGATTTGGCCAAGAAACCAAAAATACCCATCGAGGTGATGAGCATCAGGATTACGACAGCAAAAGTCAAATATGTTTTGAGTAGTTTTGGTGCAGTTTTCCAATTACGATATAACCAAGATGCGGTTACCAGTTTAGAAAACTCTAACGCTGATCCCATGAAAACAACTGGCCAAAATGCACCAGCAAAAATAAGTGCTAAACCAAGTATTGAATAGTAAGCAGCAATTCCTGATAACAGGAATGCCGCCAAGAAAGTTAAATATGTCATCCGAAAAAATCCTCTAATGTACTTACTTTTTCAGTAGACCACTTCATACAATCTAAAATTACTTTAATTGGTTCGAGAAAGGCTTTGTTGAATTGTAGTTCATAATCAATATAATCTTGTAGACCAAATTCTTTAGGTAATCTACCAGGAAATGATATGACTGTATCTTTGAATGGGTTTGGCATTTTAAGATAAGTATACTTCAACTTCTCACCTTCTTGTATGAGTGGATACTTTTTAGTAAGGTTTTTCTGTTTAAGGTAATGGTTATATAGAATAGCTCCTTTTACATGAATCGGAGTTCCTAATTTGTATAATGAAAGTGAATCAGAATACTTACCAAGGCCATTACAACCACGAGGTGAAGAAATTTCTTCAGCAGGTAATCCCATAAAATCTAGTTTGGATTGTTTGATGAATTTATGAATATCATCTTCAGTACCACGAAGCATTAGTGTAATAGCTTCTTTCATCTTCTCACGAATGATTGCTGGTGTAGAAGATTTGATCATCTCCAGACCCATCACCTTCATCTGCGGTTCGTTGTATTGTACACCTTCATTGTTGTATACGTTTAGAATGTAACGCTTCTTGGCAGTCCAGATTCCTTTGTCAGACAGACCTTCTCGTTTCATCTGCATTTTCTGTGCATAAGCTTTAACATAATCAGCAAGTTCCTGATAGGAAACATCAATAAACGGTTGAAGTTTATCATCACAAACTTTGTCCATGAATTTAATGACGAGATTTGGATCAGGTACTCTATCGTTGTAGACCTTTCCAACAAGTCCCGCAAGACAAAGGTAGATCGAGTCAGTATCGCTCGCAATAACATAATCCTCATTTTTAGTACCTAATAATTTGTTCATGTAGCCATTAAGCTTATTTTCAATCCAACGAATACTTAATTGTCCGGCAGTCGTGACACCAAGAGCCATCCGTAAATCGTAGAAACGGAAATACTGACTACCCAAAGCACCGTAAGCAGAATTGAGGGAAACCTTTTTCGCCAATTGGATGTTGTTGTATTTGGCAATTCGTTTTTCGATTTCGTATTTTTTTGATTCATCTTGTTCATGTTCATATTCCTGTTTTGCTTTTAACATTAACTTCTTAAATTTACTTCTATCAGAATACATTTCTTCCATCATGGCAGGTAAGAAACCAATTTTGTCGGTACGGAAGAATTGTCCATTCGGTGTTAAAGTGGCATTTTCAAGTTTGGATGTATCAACTTGTTTATACAATAATTTTTCAACACTTACACCAGACGAAAGAATCTCACGCATCTCTGGCGTATAGTTCTCAGGTTGAATAAGAGTTTCTGGTGAAATGTTATATTGCATCATCAAGTGTGGATACAAACTGTTCAAGTCGAATGAAGCAACCCAATCATGTTTGCCTACTTGAACTTCTTTGACATAGGCACCTTCAAACATTCCATCTTTTTCTTTTGTTTCTCTTGGTGGAACAATAATGTTTTTCTCAAAGAGATAAGCATATGTCATTGAATCCCACATACGAGTTTGTGCAAATACATCTTCAAAGTTTGTTTTGGTGTCGTATGCCAAGGTTACTGCCAACTCAAGTAACTTCAACTTCTCTTCCAGTTCAACAATCAATTCAACGTCAACGATGTTATATTCAATAAACTTTTGGTAGTTCAAACGATATAATGAATGTAGGTTATCATATTCATCATAAGAGATTTTACCTTTACCCAATTCAACTTGTGCAATAGCATCTAAACGGTAAGATTCTTGTGACTTTCCACCAGGAGCATACCATTTGTATAGTTCAATATAATCAAGAGATTCAACACCCATCAGATTGTAGGCAATCATTTCTCGACCATTGATTTTGGTTTTGCGTTCACCAATGTAATTCCATGGTGACAACTTCTTTGTAGCATCTTCACCAAGAATCTTACGGAAGCGATTGATGATATATGGCTCATCAAAGAACTTTGTATTCCAGCCAGTTAGAATGTCTGGTGTTTTACCTTGCCACAAGGCCATAAATTGTTTACATAAAGAATATTCATCTTTACATTTCACATAGATTTCTTTGCCTTGAGTTTCATAGATGCCACAACCAAACACATAAGTTTCACCGTTGAGATATTTGATTGCAATAGCTGTGATTGGTTCATCTGCTTTATATGGATCAGGAAATCCATTCTCAGAACCAACCTCAATATCTATTACGGCAATTAAAACTTTTTCAAAGTCATAGTCAACCATACCAGTATGTTGGTCGGCAATATAAGCATATTCAAAACGAGTTTGACCATAGATTTTACCGGCATTAGAAACGCCATCAAATTGCTTTACAAAATCTCTAGCCGAACGAATGTCACCAAAGATTTTTTGTTGTAGTGGTTCACCTTCAAGACTTCTGAATTTGATTTCTTGGATTCTGGTTGCAGGTAAATAAAGAGAAGGTGAATATTCAATCTTTTGCTTTACTCTTTTG